TATCTTATTCATGATCATTACGCAGGACAACAAAGTCTAATAGATACACTTCCTTCTGGATATACAGCTTTGGACTATGAACACGAAGATACGCCTGGTATAATAGAAGCTCTTGGAGATGGAGTAAATATAGCTGCTATTCCAAGTGTAGTTGCACAACTAAGTATGAAATACTTAGAAACTCCTACGACACAATGGATTTGTGTACCTATAGGACATTGTACAAATTGGACGGAGGTACAAGCAGCACTTACATTAGTAGAAACAGAGCAAGCTGAAGCTTGGGAAAGACACAAACAATGGTTGATAGATAACGGTCACTCCATATAAAGTAAAAAATGGAATTAGAAATGTCACACTACATTTGGAATGTTATCATAACATTCATTATTGTACCTCTAGCTTGGTGGGTTAGAAGTACGCATGAAGAAATGAGAAGACAAGATATACTTCTCAACAAAACTAGAGAAGAAATAGCTAGAGATTATGTATCAAAACGCGAACTAACAGAAGATATGAATAGAATTCTCTTACAATTAGAGAGATTAAACGATAAATTAGACCGAATTCAAGAAGCTGCCGTAAAAGAATATAGACTCTAAACATTCTATTTGATATAAATAGTACTAACGAGGAATTTATATATGGCAATACCAGCAACAAAAGCAGAACTCTTATCTTATTGTAAAAGACAATTAGGAGCTCCCGTAGTAGAAATCAATGTTGATGATGATCAAGCTGATGATATCTTAGACGACGCTTTACAGTTTTTTCAAGAGTATCATTACGACGGTACTATAAGAACATATCTAAAACACCAAATAACACAATCTGAAATCGATAATCAGAAAACAAATTCAAATGTAACTTCTTCAACGAGTGGTGGATCAGACAATGGTGCTACTACTTGGTTAGAAGGCAATAACTATATCGAATTACCTGAATCTGTTATATCAGTTGTTCGTGTACTAGATATAAGTTCAAGTACTAATAATATGTTTGATTTAAGATATCAATTAAGGTTAAACGATTTATATGATTTAAACTCTACTTCTATACTTCATTACGAAATGGTACAACAACATTTAGGTATGTTAGATGATATGTTAGTCGGATCAGCGTTTATGAGACATAGTAAACATGGAAACAGACTTTACATTGATATGGATTGGACAGCTAACATAGCTGCTAGTGAATATATTGTTATTGAAGCGATCAGAAAAATGGATCCAACGACATATACAGATATCTATAATGATGTATGGTTAAAGAAGTATACAACAGCTAAACTAAAATTACAATGGGGTCAAAATTTAATTAAATTTGACGGAATCGCATTACCTGGTGGTATAACTCTAAATGGTAGACAGTTAGTAGATGATGCTAAAGAAGAAATAACACAATTAGAAGAAGAATTGAGATTAGGGTATGAACTACCTGTAATGGATATTATAGGATAGCCACAACATGGCAACAAATGTATTTTTCAATCATGCAGTACAGACTGAACAGAATCTTGTAGAAGATTTAATTGTTGAGTCTTTAAGATTTTATGGGCATAACTGTTTTTACTTACCCAGAAAAATAGTAAATGAAGATACTATTTTAGGTGATGCCGCTGAATCAAGTTTCGAAGATGCTTACGAAATAGAAATGTATCTTGAAGGTGTTGAAGGATTCGAAGGTGAAGGTGAATTATACTCTAAGTTTGGTATTGAAACAAGAGATTCAGCTTCGTTTATTTTATCACGAAGAAGTTGGGAAAGATTTGTTTCACTAGATGCTAATTTAGCTACAGGTCTAAGACCCAATGAAGGTGATCTAGTATATTTCCCTCTTTCAAAAAGTTTATTTGAAATTAAATTTGTAGAACATGAAAACACATTCTATCAATTAGGTAAACTTCATACATTTAAACTTAGTTGTGATCTTTATGAATACTCTGGTGAAGATTTTAATACTAGTATTTCTGAACTTGATACTGATTTAGACTTAGCTACAGGTGCTATTACAACTCTAACATTAGCTAATACACCAACTTTCAGAGACTTTGTTATAGGTGAATCTGTATCACAACAGATTACAGAAACTATAACTGTTTCAGGTGTTGTAGCGGCTTGGGCTGAAGATACAAACAAACTTTCAATCGGTAAGATAGAATCTAATGACACAACAGGTACATATCAGACATTCCAACTTACAGATACTACAGAGGGTAATATACTCGCTGAGGACTCACTAGACAACGATAAAATCACTTTAAGTGGTACAGGTCAAGAAGGATACTATATTGACTTTGAAAACGGTACAGCGTCTGTCACTTTACCAGGTAATATTACAGATGGTACAACAGGTACAGATAATCTTCAACTTGAAACATTTACTCAAGGTAGTTATATACCACTTGAAGTCGGTACATCTACTGATTCTACAGACTTAGATCGTCTTGTACTTGAAGATAGTCTAGCGTCAAGAAGAAGTGTTAATAGTTTAGGTGAAACTCAAGAAATGTCAAATGATCCTGGTGCATTCAATTTAGATATAGAAACAGATGCTGACGGGATTATTGATTTCTCAGAATCTAATCCATTTGGAGATGCTACATAATGTTAAACAATCATTTTTATCATTCAACAATTAAAAGAGCTGTTTCAGTATTTGGAACACTATTTAATAATATTACAATCAAAAGAACAGACGGAAAAGTTATACCTGTTCCATTAGCTTATGGACCTCGATCAAGGTGGATAGCTCGTTTACAATCTTCATTAGACCCAGTATCTAAACAGACAGCTATATCATTACCAAGAATGGGTTTTGAATTAACATCTATTGAATATGACGGGACACGAAAATTAACAAAGAAAACAAGATTTAGAGCAGCGGATTCAACTAATCCTCAAAAAATGAATTATCAATATTCACCAGCACCATATAATTTAGGATTTCAATTAAGTGTATTAGTAAAAAATACAGACGATGGTTTACAGATTATTGAACAAATATTACCATACTTTACACCTGATTATACAGTTACAATTAATACTGTACCAAGTATGAGTGATAAGAGAGATGTACCTATTATTTTAGATAGTGTAGCTCAAGAAGATACTTATGATGGTGACTTTGAAACAAGACAAACATTAACATATACTTTAGATTTCACAATGAAAAATTACATCTATGGACCTGTGACAGATTCAGAGATTATCAGAACAGCTAAAGTTAGAACTTACATGGAAGGTGGGTCAGGTGAAATCGAAGACACTTCTACATCAGGTAGAGTTGTTCAACAGACTGTAACTCCAATACCTCAAGATGCTGAAGTAGGAGACAGTATAACATATAATGAAGTAACAGAATGGTTCGAACAACCTACTGTAACATATTCAGACGATAAAGAAAGCGATCCTAAATAACTAAATACATATTATGAGTAAAGTCGATCAAAAATTAGACGATCTCCTTGACATACAAGGTGAAATCGTACAAGCCGAAAAGAATCTACCTAGTATAACATCTAACGATCAAGACAAAGGTAATGATTACAAATATTCAAGAGAGATATTCTATGGTCTAGTAGAAAGAGGTCAAGATGCTATCGAAGGTATTTTAGACATAGCTAAAGAATCAGAACACCCAAGAGTTTATGAAGTAGCTGGTCAGTTAATCAAAACAGTCGGAGAGACAACAGAAAAATTAATCGATTTACAAGCTAAGATGAAAGAATTAGATAAAGACAACAACATGCCTGATAAAGTTCAGAACAATTTGTTTGTCGGTTCATCAGCTGAATTACAGAAGTTGTTAAGAAATAATGCACAAGAATGAAGGTTACTTAGGTAACATAAATGTCAAAAGAGCAGGCGTTCAGTCTGAATGGACAGAAGAAGAAATACTAGAATACAAGAAGTGTATGGAAAGTCCTACACACTTTATTGAAAACTATATTCAGATCATTTCACTAGATGAAGGTCTAGTACCATTCAAACTCAGAGGATATCAAGACGATCTTATAACACATTTTGATGAGAGTCGTTTCAGTATTGTATTAGCTTGTAGACAGTCAGGAAAATCTATCACAACTTGTGCCTATTTAGTTTGGTATCTTCTATTTCAACCAGAACAAACAATCGCGATTCTAGCTAACAAAGGTTCAACCGCTAGAGAGATGTTAGCTCGTATTACAACTATGTTAGAGCATGTACCTTTCTTTCTACAACCAGGTACAAAGACATTAAACAAAGGTTCAATCGAATTCGAAAATGATAGTAGAATCATAGCTTCAGCTACTGGTGCTAACTCTATTCGTGGTCTTTCAGTAAACTTACTGTATCTTGATGAGTTCGCGTTCGTAGATAACGCTGAACAGTTCTATACATCTACATATCCTGTAGTAACATCAGGTGGTAAATCAAAAGTAATCATAACTTCTACAGCTAATGGTATCGGTAATATGTATCATAAACTATATGAAGGTGCTCAAAATCAGAAGAACGAATATCAACCATACACAATTAATTGGTGGGATGTACCGGGTAGAGATGAGAAGTGGAAAGCTCAGACAATAGCTAATACTTCTGAATTACAATTTGAACAAGAATTCGGAAACTCATTTCTTGGTACAGGTAATACTTTGATTAGTGCTAACTGTTTATTAGGTTTACAAGGTCATGACGCTCTATGGTCAAAAGAAAATGTTCATTTATATCAAGAACCTAGAAAAGATAATCAATACATTATGACAGTTGATGTCGCTAGAGGTAGAGGACAAGACTATTCTACATTCTCAATATTTGATATATCAGAGAAACCCTTCAAACAAGTTGGTATATATCGTGATAATATGATATCACCATTACTATTTCCTGATGTAATAGCTCGATACGCTACTATGTACAATGAAGCTTTAGTTGTCGTTGAAAACAATGATCAAGGTCAAATAGTTTGTAATAGTCTACATTATGACATAGAATATCCGAATGTATTTACACAATCCTCAGTAAAATCTAGTGGTATTGGTGTGACAATGACACGAAAAGTTAAACAAATAGGTTGTTCTACTCTCAAAGAGTTAATGGAAGAAAATAAATTAAGAGTAATTGATAAGTTTACAATCAATGAATTAGTAACTTTTGTTGGTAAAGGTATATCTTACGAAGCTGATGGTGGTAATCATGACGATTTAGTTATGAATCTAGTACTATTTTCATGGTTTGTAACGACACCTTTCTTTCAAAGTTTAACTGATTTAGAACTAAAGAAAATGTTATATGATGAACAACAACAAATGATTGAAGATGATATGGTACCTTTCGGTATTATAGACGACGGATCAAAAGTAGAACAGACATATTCAGAAGGTGGAGATGTCTGGACAGTTGTTGATGATGTGAACATTTACTAAATTATAAATACTAGTTGAATAAGTAAAATACTTTTCTTATTCGTTTAATAACAATATTTTTTATAGCTATAGAAAATAATTAGGAGATAATAAACATGGCATTTCAAGTTTCGCCTGGTGTACAGGTTCAAGAAATAGATGCTACTAATGTTATTCCTGCGGTCTCAAGTTCTACAGGAGCATATTGTGGTTATTTCGGTTGGGGTCCAGCCGAAGAAGTTACTACAGTAAGTTCACAAAAGGGACTTGTTGAATCCTTTGGGGAGCCCGCTAATACAGATATCGCTGCAGAACACTTTTATCCTGCTGCTAACTTTCTGGATTACGGGATAGACTTAAAAGTAGTTAGAATCGCGACTACCAGTATGGTAAACGCGACAACAACAAGTGGGCAGTCTTTGTTAATCAAAAACTTAACTCACTATCGCGATAATTACAACACAGGTGCAGCCTCTGTTGGAAATTATGGTGCTAGATACGCTGGATCTTTAGGTAATTCACTTAAAATTCAGGTATGTGGTGGTGCTAATCCTTATAGTCAAGCTAGTGTTACAACAACTAATGGAACATCTGCCGTTGGAGGTACTTCAATCGAAGTAACTCTTGGTGAGAAATTCATAGTTGGTGACATTATCACATTGATTGGATCAGATACTACACGATATAAAATATCAGCAATTACTTTTGACTCAGGTTCAACCGGAGAAGCAACAGTTACAATTGCACAAGAAGACGATTCCACTCAAGGTTTAACAACAGCTGTTTCATCAGGTGCTGCTTTAAATCGTGAATGGGAATTTGCTCGTCAATTCAACGGAGCTCCGGGTACTTCAAACTATGCTAGTACTAGAGCAACAGCCGGTGTTTCAGACGAAATGCATATCGTAGTTCTTGACGAAGATGGTGAAATTTCAGGTACTCCTGGAACAGTCTTAGAAAAATTTGAAGCAGTTTCAAAAGCTTCTGATGCTAAGAATGACTTCGGTGCAACTAACTACTATGTTACAGTTATTGAAAACCAAAGCGAGTATGTTTACTGGTTAGATCATAGTGCTACTATGGGATCAGCTGGTTCAGCCGCTGCGGGAGTTACTTTTGGTACAGGTACTTTACCTGATAATCTATCTTTCACTAATGGTGCAGATGGAAATCAACCAACAACAGCTCAAAAAATAACTGC